ATTATCAAGGATGTTTACAGTATTGTAATCTAGAAGAAGAAGTATCAAACTATCATATAAACAACATAAAGAATGGTCTACAGCCATCTATGCTACTTAATTTTAACAATGGTATTCCAGGTGACGAAGCACAAGAATTAATTGAAAGAAAAATATATGATAAATTCAGTGGGTCATCAAACGCAGGTAGATTTATTTTAGCATTTAATGAAAGTGCAGAAGCTGAAGCTTCTATAGATCCTATTAATTTACCTGATGCACACGCACAATATGAATTCTTAGCTAAAGAATCTAGAGAAAAGATAATGATTGGTCACGGTGTTGTTTCACCTATACTACTTGGTATAAAAGATAATACTGGTTTTGGAAATAACGCAGAAGAATTAAGAACAGCATCTGTGCTTATGGATAACATTGTAATTAGACCATTTCAAGCATTACTAATCGACTCTTTCAACAAGTTGTTAAATTTTAACGGTATAGAACTTAATCTTTACTTTGTTACATTACAACCAATTGAGTTTACAGAACTTGATAACATTGAAACAAAGATTAAAAGAGAAGAAGAAACAGGTGAAAAGCTATCATCACAAGAAAAAAATGATATTTCTGATGAAGAAGGAGATGATTTATTGTCACAACTAGAAGAATTAGGTGAAAAAATAGATGAAACTGATTGGGAACTTGTACATACTGAAAAAGTAGAAGATTCTGACAAAGAATTTGACCTAACAAGTCTTTCTATGCCAACTCAAGATGATGCTAAACCTAATAAGGTATCATCACAAGACAATTCAACATATAAGGTTCGTTATTCTTACGCACCTATAAGAAAATCACCTAACAGTAGGCGTTTTTGTCAAAAAATGGAGATTTTAACAGAGCAAAACATAGTATTTAGAAAAGAAGATATAAATATGATGTCTTTTAAAGGCATAAATAAAGAATTAGGTCATAAAGGACAAAATTATTCGTTATTTAAGTATAAAGGCGGTGTAAATTGTCATCATTACTGGGAATTGAAGGTATATAAGAAAAAAATAGCTGACAATAACCTTGTTAGTGAGCAAGAAGCAATTGCAGATGGTCTAAAAGAGCCAAATAATCCTGCAGAAGTAGAAATTGCACCAAAAGATATGGCAAACAGAGGACATCATCCAAATTATAAAAAATGAAAGCATTATTTATCACACTTGAGGAATTAAAGAGAAAGTCTATTATAGATGGTAACGTAGATACTGATAAACTTATACAGTTTGTAGAAGTAGCACAAGATACTTATATACAAACGCAATTGGGTACAAAATTATACGATAAACTGCAAGACGGTGTAATAAATAATAATTTAAATACTGCGAACACTACACTTATAAATACTTACTTAAAACCAATGTTAATTTGGTTTACACAATCAGAATATATGAAATATGCAGCATTTCAAATATCAAATGGTGGTGTATTTAAACATAGATCAGAGAATAGTGATTCGGCTTCATTAGAAGAAATAAATAACTTAGTTTATCAAGCTAAAACAACTGCAGATTTTTATACGCAAAGATTTTTAGATTATATTGATGAAAACAGTAATTCATATCCAGAGTATACAGCTGCACAAGAAGGTGGTATGTATCCAGAGAGAGATCAAAATATGACAGGATGGGTTTTATAAAGAATAAAAAAACATATAAGCCTAAAAAAGAGAACGAAATTAAATTAAAGAGTTATATAGAAAAGATAAAAAATGTCATTCGGGTCAATATATGAAGTAAGTTATTTTGGGAATACAAATGAGTCTAATGGTTGGGGTAGTATTTATCCTTTTGATGCAGACGGTTCATTTTTAACAGTAGACACAACAAAAGAGTTGGTTGATGACACAAGTATAACGGCAGATAAAACAGTATATTAAATAATAAATTATGGCAAAACAAGCGATAGGAATAGGAAGTTCAGCGAATGACGGAACAGGTGATCCGTTAAGAGACGCAATGGATAAAGTAAATGATAACTTCAATGAAGTATATGCTTTATTCGGAAACGGTACAACACTTGCAATAAGTGGAGATGCAACTGTATCATCAGGTGCTTTAACAATAGCAAATGATGCTGTAGAACAAGCAATGATTGCAGATGATGCAGTAGGAGCAGATCAACTAGCGTCAAACGCAGTAGTTACAGCTTCAATAACTGATGACAATGTTACATTTGCTAAACTTGAAAATAGATACACAGCAAAAGTTGACATTACTACTTATTCAGGTGCAGTGAGTATTGACTGGTCAGCAGGTACTACATTTAAAATGGGATCAAGTTTAACAGGTGGTATTGAGTTTGACTTTACAAACTTTAAGCAAGGACAAGTAATAACCTTTTATAATTTAACAGGAAGTCAAACAATTACTTTAGATAGTGATGCAGGAACAAGTGAAACATTTAACAAAGTTGGTGGTGTAGATTATGATGGAAGTTCAACAAATATGATTCACGTTGAATGTATAGATGATTCTGCTAATGCTATATTTAATTATGTAGTAGCAACTTATACATCAGACACAACACCAAGTTAATAGATAAATAAAAAAGATATGTACGCAATAGAAATAAACGAACAAATTAAATTATACAATGAGCTGCCTAAATCTTGGGGTAATATCATTGGTGGTTTCAATACTATTTCAGACGAAGAAGCTGAAAATTATGGTTTTTACACTGTAGAAATTCCTGATTATAATAAACAAACACAAAATTTAGGAGATTTATATTTTGATGAAGATAAATTTACTTATGAAATACAAACAATGACTTTTAGTGAAAGTCTGAGTGAATTAAAATCAAATAAAATTGCAGATCTAAGAACACATACAAATGAAAAATTATCTATGACTGATTGGTATGTTATAAGAAATGCAGAAAGAGGTGTTGACATACCTCAAGATATTCAAGATGAAAGAGCATCTATATTAAACAACCACGACACAAATGAATCAAACATAAATTCGTTAACAACTAAAGCAGGTGTAGTAGGTTATGAGTTTGAATAAAAAAACATTTAATTCAGGAGGTGGTACTGCTCTTGGGGGTGGACAAATAGTTTACACTGGAGTAGGTACATCAGGTTCAGTAAGCGTAACAACTGGTTGTGAACCAGATGCTTTGTTTATATTTCCAGCAGATGAGAATGACTCTAATTCTAGAACTAATATTGTAATTGATAAGGTTTGGGGAACTGATGTGTTTGATTCCTCAACTGGTATTTCTGAAAACCACGTCAAAGCAGGAAGTAGTTTTATAACTTGGGGTACAGATGGTTTTACTTTGACAGGGACTAGTAATCCTGGTCTTTCATCTTCATCTTACAAACCAGAAGAAACTTTTAATCAAAGTTCAAGAAAATATATAGGTATGGCATTTACATCAAGTTCAACTGGTGTCACAAACAATGATGGAAATACAACAAGCACAGTATATTATAATCCAGATACAGAGTTTTCAAAGGTTTATTTTACATCTGGAGGTGCCTCAACTACAATAGGTCACGGTATGAGTGTAAAGCCTCAGGTAATGCTTTGTTTACCAATACCAGATCATTCAAGTATGAGTTCAAATACAAGAGTAAACTCTGACTCAAGCTCAAGTGTGTTTGACAATGTTAACAGTGCTTATAGAGGTTTTAATGGTGGTGGTACTTTTTGGGAACCAATGCTTAGTACATCAAGTAATGTTTGTACAGCAGATACAAGCAAGATAACTGTAGGGGGTGGTGATTCTAGAGTGGGTGGATTAAATGGTCAGCGTTATGTAATTTATTGCTGGGGACAAAAAACAGGGTTTTTTAACAATGCTGGTTATACAGGTAACGGCTCGAGTTCAGGTAGAACTGTAAATTCTTGTGGTTTTGACCCAGTAGCAGCTATTATTACATCACCTAACGATACAACTGCATTTTTTATTGGTAGAGCAAATTCAGGTAGTTATACATTTACAGGATTCAACCCATCTGACCAATCAAAAGGAGCAAATAATTTAGAAGATTGTCAAGCTTATCAAGATTTTGGTGGTGGAAGTGTTACGTTAAGTCACGGCAGCGATAGTGTTTCAACAAACTCTAGTGAAAGTACAGTAAATACAAGTGGCAGGTTATATGCTTGTTTTGCTTGGGGAGGTGATTTGTATCATTATTCTTAAAATAAATAATTATGGCAGATTTAGATATAGAAGAAATTAAAAAAAAGAAGTTCAACATAAGTGTTGAGAATCTAATAACTTTAGGTGCAGTTGTAGTTACAGTTGTAGGTATGTGGTATTCGCTACAAGCAGACATTGAGGAAGCTAAAGAACTACCAGAACCAGAAGTATCAAGAACAGAGTACGACTTAAAAGATCAGCTCATTCGAGAAAATATTATAAATACAAATAAAAAAGTAGAAGAAATAGATGAGACCGTCAAGAACATTGATGAGAAACTATTTGAAATAATTAAGAAATGAGAATATTAATTTTAGCATTACTGTTTAGTGTATTTAGTTATGGTCAAAATATAACGACAGTACATTTTAATTATAAGTGGAATGACAACAATACTTATAGAGGTTTAGATAGATTAAGAAATACAAAAGTACAATATGCTTTTGTAGAAGATCAAAGTGATGCAATTAAAAAGTCAATAAAATCTGTGCCTACAATTATGATATATAAAGATTCCAGACCTGTTGCTAAATTTGAAGCAGGACTAACAATGGAAATAACAATAAGATTAGACAGCATACAAGCTGTTATAAATAAACATAAAAGATAATGCAAGGATTTCAACCAACAGTATTAGGAGTTGTAGTTTATTTAATTACAAATGCACAAATAAACGAAGCATTACAATCACTCTTAATTATAGCAACGTTGGTTTATACAGTAATCAAAATAATACAACTTTTAGAAAAGAAATAAACTATGGTAAGAATATTAAGATGGTTAGCAAACAAACTAGAGAACTTTAACAATATGGTAGCAACTGCCTGGAATAACTGGTTAAAGAAAATTAAAATGTAACAAGATGAATAATATAAGTCAACATATAACTTATAGAGAAGCCATCAAATCAAATACAGCGTTACGTTTAAACATAGATAATTCACCTTCACAATACGATATGAGCAATATGAGAACTCTTGCTAATAAAGTATTTGAACCATTAAGACAATGGGTTGGTGGTCCTATAAAAATAAATAGTATGTTTAGATGTAAAGAGTTAAACTCAGCTATTGGTGGTAGTAGTAGATCTCAACATTGCGAAGGTAGAGCTATGGATATAGATGATGTTTTTGGTCATAAGACTAATGCAGAAATGTTTAATTACATCAGGGAGAATTTAGATTTTGACCAAATGATATGGGAGTTTGGTGATGACAAAAATCCTGACTGGGTTCACGTTAGTTATAAAAACGAAAGAGACAATAGAAACAAATGCTTAAAAGCATACAAAAGAGATGGTAAAACACATTATATGCAGATATGAGTAAGAAGAAATTAAAAGATACTAAAGTAGGAAAGTTTTTATCTGGAGCTGGTTCTAGTATAATAGACTCATTAGGTGATGTATTGCCTGACAAAGGAGTCTTTGGTATAGTAAAAAACTTAATAGATAAAGACCCAGTTCTTCCACCAGAAGATAAAGAGAAAGCATTGGCACTACTAAATCAAGATACTGTAGAAATGCAAGAGGTATCTAAACGTTGGGCAAGTGATATGCAAAGTGATTCTTGGCTATCTAAAAATACAAGACCACTTGCTTTAGTATTTTTAACTGTATCAATGATGCTGCTTATATTTATAGACTCAACAGGTTTAGACTTTAGTGTTGATAGTGGTTGGGTAGATTTACTTAAATCATTATTAATTACAGTTTATGTAGCATACTTTGGTTCTAGAGGAGCAGAGAAGTTTAAATCAATAAGTAAATAATTATGTGTAACTGTCCATTTTGTATTTGTAGATAATGGCTAGGGTTAGAAGACCTAAAGTCCATATTTACATTCCGCCTAAGAGAAAGAAAAGACCTGGTGTACATTCAAAAAATGCTTCACGAGGACAAACTGGATATAAAAAGAAATATCGTGGACAAGGTAAAAGAAAATAAGATTAGATTTATCCCTATAGATGAAAATGAATTAACCTTCTACAAGACTAAACAAAGAGTTAAAAGAAGAAAAAAAGGTCATAGAAGTTATAGACAGAATATAAATTAAAAAGAAAAGAAAGAAAAAGGACAAAAAGAAAGAAAAGAAAAAAGTCCCTACCTGAAAAAAGAAAATAACAGTGTTATCTGTCCCAACAATATTCCTACTGAAGTTTAGTAATTTTTATCGTAGATTTACAGCTACGTTTTGCAAATGTAAAAATATTTTATAATTTTACAATGTGGAGCTATTACATTTTTCTTATGATGAGTTTGATTCACCTGATTATCCAGGTAGTGGATACAAGTATATGGACAGAGAATTTGTCGAATGTCTTGATGAAGCTAGAGATATAGCTGGAGTCAAGTTCGAAATATTGTCAGGTTATAGAACACCTCAGATTAATACTAAATTACAAGGAGGTACAGCAAGTTCTCATCTTATTGGACGTGCTGCCATAATAAAATGTTCTCACACAGGTAAAAGGTTGAAGATTATAGAAGCATTATCTATGGTTGGATTTCAACGTTTCGGTGTTTCAAGCACAGAGATATATGTAGATAATGATACTCAAAAACCCAATGCCTTTTGGCTCTACTAGTTTTTTTCATATAAAATAGTTTTTTTGTTTTGAGAAAGGAGGTTATTATTAATCTCCTTTTTTTATTAATATATATTGTTTATTAAATTTATTATGTTAACTTTAACATAAATTAAACATTATGAATATAACAAATAAACTTTTATTGATACAGACGGAGTTAAAGGCTCCAAAGAACCAAAGGAATAATTTTGGTAATTATAATTATAGAAGTGCAGAAGACATTCTGGAAGCTGTAAAGCCACTTGCTAAGAAACATAAAGTCGTGTTTAAAATAACAGACGAGTTAAAAGAAATAGCTGGTAGACCTTATATTGAGTCTACAGCTAAGATGATAGATTGTACTGATCCTACTATGCAAGTAGAGTCAGTAGCACAAGCAATCGTAGACTTCAACGCAAAAGGTATGCAAGATCCACAAAGAACTGGTGCTGCATCTTCTTATGCTAAAAAGTATGCTATCGGTAATTTATTATTAATAGATGATACTAAAGATGCTGATGCAACAAATACTCACGGTAACACCGTAGATAATAGTAAACCACTTTTAGAAAGTAATACAAAAGCTTTCATCAAAGCTGCTAAGTATGTAAAAGATGGTGGGAGTGTAAAAGATATAATGAAAAAATATCGAGTAACTAAACAAGTAGAAAAAGCTTTATTAGAAACAAATTAAATATATATATATGGCAACATTAATAAACTTCGGAATGAAAGATGCAAAAGGTACATATCACAATTATACCTTAAGCATCAATGACGAAACCAATCAGTATGGTCAGAACGTAGCAATATGGAAAGAGCAAACTAAAGAGGAGAGAACGGCTAAAAAGCCAAGAGAGTATGTAGGAAATGGTAGAGTCGTATGGACAGAAGGAGCGGTAGCTAGAGCAGAAGCAGTTCAGCAAGTAGGAGCTGACGACACTGCTAACCTACCTTTCTAAATTACAGAGGAGCTTCGGCTCCTCTTTTTATTTTAAATGGGAACAGTAATGACCGAAGAAAGATTAAGACAACAAATTAGATTTGAGAAGATCTTAAAAGACAGTTATGTTGATGCTAAAGAAGATATACCAGAGCCACCTATTGCAATATCAAAAGGTAAACTTGCAAATGGAGAGTATATTCCAATTGGTACATATGGTAATTTTAGTTTTATATCAGCAGGACCAAAGAGTAAAAAAACATTTTTAGTATCACTATTGGCAGCATCATATTTAGGATCATATGAAACATTTGTCGGAAACTTAAAAGGTTTCAAAGGAGATAAGAAAGTAATACATTATGACACAGAACAAAGTCGTTACCACGCACAAAAAACATTTAAGAGAGTACATAGAATGTCAAAGGATGCAAGTGATTATTTGACATATGCACTTAGACAATTTTCACCTGAAGAAAGATTAGAGTTTATAGATTGGCATTTAAAAGAAACAGATAAAGTAGGACTTGTAATTATAGACGGAGTAGCTGACCTACTAAACGACATAAATGATTTAGAGAAATCAAACAAAGTAATTCATTATTTAATGAAATGGACGCAAGATTATAACATACATATTATAACTGTGATACATAGTAATTTTTATAACAACAAAGCAACTGGTCATTTAGGTTCGTTCTTAGAGAAAAAAACAGAAACACAAATCACTGTGACACCGACAGAAGATAATCCTGATGTAGTTGTTGTAGATTGTAAGAGAAGTAGAGGATATTCTTTTTCAGCTTTCTCATTCGAGGTGAAGTCAGGTCTACCTCAAATATGTAAAATGCCTGATGACGTCAATGACTTTATACATCCGTGAAATTATCATTTGATATATATGTAAAACCATTAGCACATCAATCATTTAGGATTGGTAGGAATGGTATAAGATATAAACCTAAGAAGATTGTAGATTATCAAAGAAATATAAAGGCTCTTATAGTAGAACAATTACCTAAAGATTTTGACATAATTACATCAGGATCAGAAATTAAAGTTAATTATATAGAATACATTTACTCTTATCCTAAGAGTTTCTCTAAAAAGAAAAGAGTGAAAACATTTAAGACAACTAAACCTGACTTGCAGGATAATTTAAACAAGGCTTTCTTTGACTCGTTAGAAGGTCTTGTTTATGAACAAGATCAGAACATAGTTGAAATAAACAGAATGAGTAAGTTTTATGGAGAAGCCGATCATATTAGAGTAGAATTTGAATATTAATTATGAATGTACAATTTGAGTTTATAAAAGGATTTTTACTTGGCATAGATTATGTCGAGGATATTGAAATACCTGAATACAATACTACTGCAGATCTACTTAGAGTTTGTGCAGGGTTTGTGTTTATACACTTCTTCTTTTTCAAATGATGCAGTTATTATCAAAATATCATAATCTTTGGATTTCAATGGGTTTATCTATGGGTATACCTAAGCACTTAGTAGAAGACTTCGTGCAAGAAATGTATCTGCGATTAAATAAATATGTTAAGAATCCTGATAAGATTATGTACAATGAAACTGAGGTAAATAAGTTTTATGTTTACATAACGATAAAAAACCTATACAACGATTATCTAAAAGAAAACAAAAGACATCAGGTTGTAAGACTTGATGACATAGAAGTTACATATGAAGTAGTTGAGACTACATCTGATGCACAGCAAAAAGCAGAGATAGAAAAGCAGAGAGCTGAAGAGAAACTTGTAAACTTAATACATAAAGAAGTAAATAGTTGGGATAGATGGTATGACCAAAAATTATTCAAAGTGTATTATGAAACTGATATTAGTATGCGTAAATTATCTGCAGATACAAATATTAGTGTTACATCTATATTCAATAGCTGTAAAAATTACAAGGAAATACTAAATACTAAACTTGCTGAAGATTTCCAAGATTATATCAATGGAGATTTTCACTTAATTAAAATAAATAAAGATGAGTAATATACCTCCAAAACCAAACGATAAAAGAACCAAACGCTATAAAGAATGGGTTGCTAAATATGAATCTACTTCTTCAGGTGTTGGTGATACTGTAGAAAAGATTACAAAAGCTACAGGAATAAAAGCAGCAGTAGATAGTGTATTTGATGCACTAGGAAAAGACTGTGGTTGTGATGAACGTAAAAGAATACTAAATGTTATGTTCCCATATAACAAGCCTAATTGTTTAACAGAAGATCAATATAATTACTTAGATGATTTCTTTGCAAATCAAACTAACACTATAACTGGTGAGCAACAAACAGAATTACTAGCTATATATAATTATGTATTTAATGTTAATGATGGACCTACAGGTTGTGGTAGTTGTTTTATGGATAAGATAACAAGACTAAGAAAAGTATTTAACGAATACAATGATTGAATCAGATCTTTTCAATTATCTAAAACAGCACGTCTATCCTGACTTAGTAATGAGTTTGAACCCTATAAGTAGATGGGATTGTTACAGTCCTCTTAAACAGCATAGGATAGAACTTAAATGTAGGAAGACGCATTATGACGAACTTGTAATAGAGAAGTCTAAGTTTGCAGCTTTGATTGACAAAGCAATAGATAATTGGGATACTCCTATATATATAAACTCAACACCAAAAGGTATATATAGATGGAATTTGTTTTTTACAAGTCCTGAGTGGTTTCATAAAGATTTACCTGAGACTACAGATTTTGCTAAAAGAAAAAAAATATCTAAAGAGATAGCTATGCTACCTGTTTATGATGCAGAAGTATTATGAGTCAAGATAAACATAAAGAAAGAAAAAGTATGCCAGTTTATACTGGTGTAATCAAATACTTTCCTAATGCACTAAAATATGTAAGTAAAGTAAGTTTAGCAGGTAATGAGCAACATCATCCTGACAAACCTTTGCATTGGGATAAAAGTAAAAGTACAGACCATTTAGACGCACTAATGAGACATCTAATGGATTCTGATAAAATAGATGATGATGGGTTACTTCATCTGGGAAAAGTAGCTTGGAGAGCCTTAGCTGCATTAGAAGATAAATTAGAAAACATTAAATAATATGCCAATACCAAATCCAACCGCACAAGAAACAGAAAAAGAATATCTAAAAAGATGTATGGCTGATCCTACAATGGTATCAGAATATAAAAGTACAGATCAAAGATATGCTGTTTGTAGAAGTAAATATTACAATAAATAGTTGTTTGTTAACTATTTGTTCATTATATTAGCAATATGATAAGATTATTAGACGGTAAAGAATGGGAAAGAAAAGATTTGCTTGATAGAATGGATGACGATAGTTTTTACTATGGTTATCTAGGTGAAGCAGCTCTTTCTTCTAGTAGTATAAAAAGCTTATATGAATCTCCTGTAAAATATAAATCATACTTAGCAAAAGATAATAATGATGTACCAGCACTTAGAGAGGGTAGATTGTTTCATATGTTGTTGTTAGAGTATGGAAAGATACCTGATAAGTATGTTTTTGTAGATGCAAGTTCTCGCAATACAAAGATGTTTAAGGAAGCAAAATTAGACAATCCTGGTGTAGAAGTTATGCTACATAAAGAGCTAAGATCAATGAGTTATTTAGTATCAAAGATAGAAGCTAACTATGAAGCTAGTCAGTTACTTAGGGATGGTTTAGAAGAGATGCCTGGTATAGGAGAGATAAATGGTTTGCCTTTTAGAGGTAAGGCAGATTATATAAAAACAAATATGATTGTAGATGTAAAGACAACAAGTGATCTTTCTTCTTGGGTTTACTCTGCAAGATATAAGTGGCATTATGACGTACAAGCATATATTTATATGCAGTTGTTTAACGTACAAAAGTTTATATTTTTAGTTATAGATAAAAGCACTGGTGAGATTGGGATATATGAATGTAGTGAGGAATCTTTGGAAAAAGGTAAAAAGAAGGTAGAGATTGCTTGTAATAATTATAGGAAATATTTCTATGATAAAACTGAAAATGTAAATGAATACGTTAGAAAAGGATATATATAAAAAAAAGATTAATAAAAGTTATTACTTAACATTAAATGATTTGTTGTTAGGAGTGACTTATGAAGAATTAATCGAAGATATGTTTGAGTTTGAAAGAAAAGAGATGTATGAACTATGTGAGGGAATAAAAAAAGCTCTGTTATATGCAGAAGAAAAAACGTATAAAGAAATAAAAATAGAAGTAGAAAATTATGAATCAAGAAACCAATCCATTGAGTATTAGCCTAGCTGACATAAAGCACTTTGTTGAGGCTGAACTCAAAATAAATATATCTAGGAATACTAGAAAAAGAGAGTATGTCTATGCAAGAGCCATATTCTTTAAACTGTGTAAAGAATTCTCACATCAGACATTATCAAAGATAGGAGAATTTGTAGGAAGAGATCACGCATCAGTTATACACGGATTATGTGTATTTGATGTTATTGCATTACATAAGGACAGCATATTAAACTCATACACTAAAATCAGGAATAAGATATTTGAAGAGACGGAGGATGATTTAAGAAAATATAATAGAGAAAACTATTACAAAATAAAGTATGAACAACTTCTTGAAGAACATCAAGAGTTACAAAAAAGATATGACTTAACTTATGAGACGCAGAACACCACAGCAAATTGATGAATATAAAAAAAGATGGGGACTATCTCCTTATGGAGGTTTATATGATCAGGCAGCAGCCAGGTGGTGTTTAGAGAATGGATATAAGATATATCCAGTACCTCTTCCAGGATGTGTAGGAAGATGTGTTAAGTTTAATTTAGAAGTAGATTATAAGGGTGTAAAAAAGAAAGGAACTAAAGTTTATACAGACAAAGAATGGTCAGATGCCATTTGGAAGATATATAAGTTCTTATACGAAAAAAATGGGAAGAAAACCAAAGCAATATAAATATGTCAAAGAGACTGATGGACGAAGAAACAATGGACGAAAACAAGGCGTTAGAAACGTGCCTACTGTACGACCCACTTCTTCTGCTGCTCTTAACGATGCCAAACGAAAAAGGGTCGGAATCTACGCACTTAATGCAATGGCTAAAGTCTTCGGATCTGAAGAAGAAGCTTGGGAATCATTAGCAGAACAAGCAAAACAATCTTTTCCTCACCTCAAACTACTCTTTGAATATAAATATGGTAAGCCACTTGATAGACCTGAAGAGAAACAACAAAAGGTAAATATCAATATAAAGAATCTATTTACAGGCAGCCAAGAAGATGATAAAACTATAGAATTAGATGCAGATGAAGAAACCGATTCTCAATCCTAAATACAATGCACTTGGTAACGATACCAGGTACTTTGTAATAACAGGGGGTAGAGGAAGCGGTAAATCATTCGCTATAACCACATTTTTAGCCTTTCTAACGTTTGAACAGGGTCATAAGATACTTTTTACTCGTTACACAATGATAAGTGCCGCTAATTCAATTATTCCTGAGTTCTTAGAAAAGCTTGAACTGTACAATATTGTAGAGCATTTTAGAATAACCAAAGATGAGATCTTAAACATAAGTACTGGTAGTTCTATAATGTTCAAAGGTATTCGTACATCAGCAGGTAATCAAACAGCAGCTCTTAAATCAATCAGCGGTATTACAACTTGGGTTTTAGATGAAGCAGAAGAACTGACAAAGGAAGAAGACTTTGATAAGATAGATCAGTCTGTTAGGGCAAAGAATAAACCTAATAGGGTTATGATGATACTAAATCCAACTACTAAAGAGCATTGGATATATCAAAGGTTCTATGCAGGTAAAGGAGTAAATCCAGGTACAAACGAATGGAAAGATAATGTAACATACATACACACCACATTCAAAGATAATATAGAAAACTTATCAGAATCATTTTTGCTTCAGCTTGAAGATATTAGAGTCAGAAGACCTGATAGATATAATCATCAAATACTTGGTGGATGGATGGATAAAGCAGAGGGAGTAATCTTTTCTAATTGGTCCATTGGTATGTTTAATGAGGGAGCTGAATATATACACGGTCAAGACTTCGGATTTTCAGTAGATCCAACTGTACTTATAAAAGCTGCAATCCATAAAGATAGTAAAAAAATATGGATTAAAACTATGTATGCAAAGCCTGGAATGTCTACAAAAGATATTGGAGAGAGTAACAGAAGATACGCAGGTGAAGATTTAATTGTATGTGATAGTGCAGAGCCAAGACTTATATCTGAACTAAAAGAGTATTGTAATATCAAACCGACCATTAAACGCAGTGGGTCTATACTTACAGGAATAGCACTTATCCAAGACTTTGATTTGATTATAGATCCAAATAGTACAGAGCTAATAAAAGAACTAAACAATTATGTATGGCACGAAAGAAACACTAGACCAGTAGATAAATGGAATCACCAACTAGATGCTCTTCGATATTGCGTTCAATACTTCTTAGCAAATGCCAACAAGGGCGTTTACGTTATAAGGTAACTCTTAAACGCAATAGGTTCTTAAACGCAGTAGGTTCTTAAACGCAGTAGGTTTAGAATCTTATTACTATAATCATTAATGTAAATAGATACACAAAAAAGAAACTTGATAAAGTAAAAACAATTCCAAGTCCGATAGATTCTAAATACATTCTGTTTGGATACTTAGTCATTAAACGCAGTACGTTTTTGTATGACCTAATCATTAAACGCAGTACGTTTGTGATGAACCATCTAGTCCACCAAATAAAATTATTTCGCATATATTTTTTGTTTTTATTTTCATATTGCTAATATTTATATTACTTTTTAAATATTTTTTTGTATTTAGCTTGTGTATTAAAAAAGATTGTTGTAAAGATTTTTTGTTAATTATTTGTTTATTAAATTTATTTTTATATATATTTGTATAAACATTAAAACAATTATTATGACAATAACAGACAATAAAGAAGCTACAAAATCCTTAAATAAAGCTAAGATCATTAGATCAGAGATAAAGGAAATAATCGGTTTATCTTTTCCAAATAGAGAAGAAACATATGGCAAAAACAATGAACATTCTTATACTTCAGATTATTTAACTATTCAAATGTTAGATTGGGATAATAAAGAAATCATTATAGAATTATCGGCTTATGAATGGATTAATTGGTTTGATAATAAAACCTTAAAAAGAATTGCAGATGGCTTAAGCAGTATTATATACAAAAAAACATATAGTAAATACGAGAAACAATGAAACATTTTTTATATACAAAGCTGGTAAATATGCGAACTAGATTATCTCTTGAAAAAGATGATAAGAAAAGGTCGGAACTACAAAAACAAATAATAAGATTAGAAAAGCAAATATGGTAATTATGAAAACAGAAACAAAAAAATGTTATTCAGTATGGGTGGGTGGTTGCGAAGTAAACGCATATTATTGGACAAAAGAATTTGCCAATTCTATTGCAGATCATTATAAACATTTGGGTTATGATGATGTAATAATGAGAAAAGAAATCTAAACAACTAAAACAATATGAAATTTATAAATACAATAAATAAAATACTTTATACACTTGATGAAGATAATAAGTATTATATCACAGATCAAGAAAAGCTTAAAATTAGAATAGGCTATAAAAAATACAAACAACTAAATAAATAAATATGAAAGTAAAACAATTAATAAAAGAATTAGAACAAATCAAAGACAAAGAAAAAGAATTGGAAATATTAATCGGAGATGATGACAATGATTATTACACCAATTCAGAATTTACATTAATGCATACTTTAGACGATGACGAGCAAAATTGTATTGAACTTTTTATTCATACAGAAAAACTCTATAATTTAAATACATACGAAAATTTTGATGAGTTTAAATTAAACAAAGATTCCGAAGTAGTTGATATTTTAGTTAGAGATTACCCAAAAACATTTGAACAGATATTAGAATATTTAGACAACATATAAAACTTAAAACTATGGATACAAAATTTAATATGTCAAAAGAAACTCAAAAACAACTCCTTGAAGTTTATGAATTGAGAATTGAACGATTACAAAAAAGAATAGATTATTTAGAGGGAATAATAAAAGATCCTTATTAAATATTTATTAACTTTCTTTGTTAATTAAAATATTATTCTTATATTTGTGTAAACAATTAAATTAAATAACTATGAAAACATTTATACATATTACAGAAAAATATATTACTCCATTTATATTAATATTTGGCTTTTTATTTTTCTTGTATCACTTTATAACATTATAAACTTAAAAACAAACATTATGAAACAATACCCGATATATAATATTATTAACTCCTGTACTTATAAACAACCAAATAAAAGTTATGGAATAAGAGAACACGGAGAACTAGATTGCTACATAGGGACAAGCAAACAAAGATCGTACAATTTCTTTAGCACTAAAACCACACATAGAGAAATAAAACCTAATTTACACGAATATAGATTTTATTTGGACGGTAAACTAGTTAAGAAAGCTAGATATGATTATATTCTGGACGAAGTTGAAATAACATCCGATTTAAGCACAGAATAAAAGCATTTAAGAAACCTTTTTTCATAGGTTAATAAATAGGTTAATTATGTTTATGAACAGCTCAGAAATGGGCTGTTTTTTTTATTCTAATTATTTTATAACTATCTGTAACTCATAGGTAGTTTTTTTTTGTATATAAAAAACTCTTCTTTTTTCTACTACTTTCCAAATGTAAAATATACTTTACAATAAACTCAATAACTCAATTCAGATAGTAAACGCAAAAAGCAGGTAATTATTGTTGAGTAGAGTAATTCACAAAAATCAACGTGTTTTGCCTTCGGCTGTAGGTGAGTTATCCACTTTCATAAATTCAACCACATATCAAAAAAAAGCCCAGTAAGGATGTTTACGTGGGCTTAAACTAAACAAATATGAAAAATGATTATTTATCGATTTAATACAATTCTGGTGAATCTTTATAAATATAGTTCTAAGATATAAAATTCTGTCTTAATAAATAACCATATATCTATTAAACTGTGTTTTTAATTTTTGTTGTACATTTATATAATGGAAGCAGAAATAATAAACAGAGATTTTAGGGATTGTATTATACCTAAAGGATTAACCATAACTGACCCACCATACAATCAAGGATATTCTTACAATAAGTATAAAGACAGAATATCTGAAGAAGAATATATAAAACTGTTATCCAAGATACCGACACCTTGTGTAATCATTCATTATCCTGAAGAAACTATTAATTTACTACCTAAAGCTATAAAGGTAAAGTGTGAGCAAGTAGTTTGTTGGACATATAACAGTAATACTGCTAAACAGAGTAGGTTGATTAGCTGGTGGGGATGTAAACCTGATTTTAATAAAGTTAAACAACCATACAAAAACTTAAACGATAAAAGAATACAGAAAAGAATATCTGAAGGTAAAACTGGTGCTAAACTATATGATTGGTGGAATATAAATCAAGTTAAAAATGTAAGTAAAGAAAAAACACAGCATCCTTGTCAAATACCTGAAGAGATAATAAATAAAATAATTAGAACAACTGCCAAAGAAGATGAAATAATAATTGATGTTTTTGCAGGTTCAGGCACAACTGCATATGTTGCTAAAACATTAGGATATGATTCTATATCTTACGAAATAGATAAAAGATATTGTGATATTATTAAATCAAGAATAGGTTCAATATAAAATATATTATATTACAATAACATAATTGATAGTTATATAGATATGAGTAAAACATTCACCCTAAGCATCCCAAAAGAGTTATCTGGAATATCTCTTAGACAGTATCAAAAGTATATAAAGACTGTAAAGTATGAAGAAGGCAAAGAACCTACTAAAGAAGAGATAGACTTTGCAAATCTAAAACTATTGGAATGTTTCTGTGGTATTACAATGAAGGAAGCTTATAATTTACCTCTAACTGAATTTAGTGGGATTATATCTCACATAGCAGAGTTGTTTAAGGAGGAGACACCTCTACAAAGAACATTTGAGATGACAGATCCAAAAGGTGTAACAGTAAAATTTGGTTTTATGCCTAAGCTTGATGATATATCTTTAGGTGAGTTTATTGATTTAGATAAATACATATCTGACTGGCAAGAGATGCACAAAGCATTAGCTGTATTATACAGACCAGTTGTATTTGAGAAAAAAGAATTATACTTGATTGAAGACTATGAAGGATCAGATAAATATTCAGATGTAATGTTAGATGCTCCTGTAAACGTAGCACTAGGAGCAACGGTTTTTTTTTACCGTTTAGGCAGCGAGTTGTCGAAACATATGATGGGTTATTTGGAGAATCATCTGAAAGAGGACTCGGAGCTTCAGCAAATTTTGGAGCAAAATGGGGTTGGTATCAATCAATTTACGGACTTGCTCAAGGCGACCCAACAAAATTTAAAGACGTTACAAAACTTTCCTTATTTCAATGCTTAACTTGGTTAGAGTTTGAAAAAGAGAAAAACGAACTAGAGAGAAAAATGATAAAACAAAATACAAGATGAGACAAGTTTATACAGTACTAGATAAATTAAAAACAATACTAAGAGCTAACGGCACAACAAAAACCGTCACCTTCGGTGACATACTTGAAGTAGATCTAAATAAAACCACTATCTATCCACTTGCTCATATTGTGTTTGGCAATGTCACATTTACAGACAGAATTATGACAGCTACTTTACAAGTCTTATGTCTAGACATAGTAGATTATACAAAAGAGAAACAAACAGAAGATATGATGTTTGGTAATGATAATTTACAAGATGTACTAAATACACAATTACAAGTAGTAAATGACTTACAACAAAACTTAAGAAGAGGAGATGCTTTCTCTGATAACTTCCAAGTAATAACAAGTGTAACTGCAGAACCTATGTTAGATAAATATGAAAATCAATTAGCAGGATGGGGTATGACTGTAGATATACAAGTTCCAACAAACGAATTATCTCTCTGCTAATGGTATATACTTTTACAGCTGAAGCACTAAACAGATTAAGGACCAAGATAACTACTGATATAAAAAATCAACTAGATGCAAATAAATTAAATGCAACTAGGAGATTAAGAAATAGTATAAGCGGTACTGTATTTGCGTCTGCTAAATCTGTCACACTAAACATCTTTGCAGCTGAATACTTTAATGCTGTTGACAAAGGAACTCTACCTGGCAAAAAACCACCTTACAATAAAATAGAAGAATGGGCTGAAGCTAAAGGACTGCAACCTATGAATAGTCAAAACAGCAAAGCTAAAATGATTAAATCGATTCAACAGGCTATAATGGTTAATGGTACTATAAAACAATTTGCATATAAAGGAGCTAACATATTAGATTACATAGATAAAAAATATAAAGACGAAATAACACAAGAGATAAAAGAAGGTTATTTAAAAGACTTAAAATCAGAAATAAATATTAATGGCAACAGTTAAAGTAAACTCAAGAAGTCCTTACTTCATAACAGCAACAGGAGCAGAAGGTGTAGGAGAAC